CGCTGGCACCCACTACAAAGGCTTGGCCATCCAGCCCGTGCAGTACATACACGCCAACGGCCTGCCGTTCATTGAAGGCAGCGTTGTGAAGTACGTCACCCGCTGGCGCGCCAAGGGCGGCATCGCGGACCTGGAGAAGGCCCGCCACTTCATCGACCTGCTCATCGAGCTGGAACAAAAAGCAAGGGAGACCGCATGAACCTCACCGCTCTGGAGTCGCAGATCGCCGAGCTGCAGCGCAAGGCCGAAGAGATGCGCACCACCGTCAATGACCCGCAACTGCCCGCCGCCTGGCGAAAGATGGAGCGCGGCAACAACTGGTACAGATACCTGCAGCTCACGCCCGCGCAGGGCGAGCTGTTCAAGCAAGACGGCTGGGAGCCGTTGTACCGCCGCCAGCAGCGCATGGCCGAGCTCAAGGCCCGCGCCCTGGCCCGCGACCACAAGGGCGTGGCGCTGGTGCGGGCCACCGAACAACACCACGGGATCCACTGACATGCTGCTCACCGCAAGCGACGTGGGCCGCCAGTTGGGCATCAGCCGTCGGGCCGTGTATGACCTGGCGTATTCTGGCCGGCTCACCTGCTACCGAGTTGGCGCCAACGACGGCGCCATGCGATTCAAACCCGAAGACGTGGAGAGCTACCTCGCATCATGTCGATCTACTGGTCAAAGAGTGACAAGCGCTGGCGCTTTGAGTTCGACCGCTATGTTGCGGGCCGCCGACACCGACTTACTCGACTGCTTCCGCAAGGCTGGAGTCAAGCCCAGGCTGACACGTTCGACCGCACGGAAACAGCGCGCCTCTACGGCCTTGCATCTGGCATTGCCCGCGACGAACCCCTGATCGACCAGGCCGTCAAGCACTACCTGACCGACAAGTCCGCGCTCAAGAGCTACAAGAGCGCCGTGGAGCACTTGGGAGCCATCACATGGGCGTTTCAAGGCCGCCCGATGAGCGAGCTGCCCGCCGTGGCCCAGGAGGTCATCTCAGCGGCTGACGCGAGCCCGGCCACCCTGAAGAACCGCCTGGCCCTGCTGAAGGCCGCCTGCCGCTGGGCCTGGAAGCGCCACGGCCTGACCGAGGCCGACCCCACCGCCCGCATGTTGCTGCCGGCCGTGCGCAACGCCCGCAAGGTGTACCTCACCCGCGAGGGCATGCTCAAGGCCTGCCGCGCCTGCGGCAGCTGGCAGGCGCAGATCGCCATCCGCGTGTGCTTCTACACCGGCATGCGCCTGGGCGAGCTGTGGAACGTGCAGGTGCAGGACAACCTGCTGGTGCTGGCCGACAGCAAGAACGGCCAGCCGCGCGTGATCCCAGCGCACCCGCGCATCCGTCACCTGCTCAAGCACCTACCCCTGACGGGCCACAAACGCGGCGTGCAGGCCTCCTGGACGCGCGCCAAGGACAAGGTGGGCCTGGGGGATGTGCGATTTCACGATTTGCGCCACAGCGCGGCCAGCGAAATGGCCAATGCGGGCGTGCCGCTTTTCACCGTGGGCCAGGTTTTGGGCCACAAAAGCCCGGTCAGCACCCAGCGCTACGCGCACCTGTATGCCGACACTTTGGCTGCCGCTGTGGGCCAAATTGGCCGAAAGCGGGCTTGACTTGGGAGGATTTCCCCACAGTCTGGCGGAAAGGGAGGGATTCGAACCCTCGGTACTGGATAACCAGTACGCCGGATTTCGAATCCTATGCGACACCCGCGCTACGAGGTAAGCTCCCTCGTGAAATAGTCGCAAAACAGGCGTTTGGAGGGGGGGTTTGGGCAGAAATCCCCACAGTCCAGGCTCATTTGGTGAGCTACTTAGGAAACTGGGCGGCTTCAGTGCGTCATCAGGCCTGAAGCCGCAGCATTTTTGGTAGCACTGCGCCCACGCGCGTGGGCACTTGAAGGTTGATCATTGCAACCCGCAACGAAGGTTGATAGACTGAATGCGAAGCTCCAAACCGGATGACGCGCAGAGGCCCGAAAGGGCAACAGTTCCCTGCGACGGTTATGGAGCTTTCTTTTTTGGGATTGCCGAGTACAGCCAGGTCGGCCTATCCCCTCCACCTTCAAGAACCGCTCGATCCAAAACCGTCTCTCCCCTTGGATTGACGCGTCTTTGAGGACTTTGAAGGGCCGGGCCTCGTGGTGACATTACTACGCCTGCTCGATCATCCAAGCTGTTAGCGATTTGGAGCAGCATCTCATCGATTGAGTCGCCGTCTGCGCTTCTGCTTTGGTAGTGGTGCTTGCCGTTGTAGATCACTGTCGGCCTTATGAACTCCGGCTGCCCCATAGCCTTTCTGGCAGCGTTCAATTCGGCGAACTGCTTTGGCGTTAGCTCAGCAATGTCAATCGGTTTTGGTTTCTGACCAATGGCAATCTCGCCTAGAAGGCCACGCGCTCGATCTAAAGCCCCCGGCAACACCGCCATCTGCGGTCCCAGCAAGCCTTCCTGCCGCACAATGAGCTGGTCCACCGGCACGTCGTAGCTGTCGTAAGGGAACATGGCGCGGCGCTCGGCTGGGCTCATGTTCATGCGGGCCTGTGTGGCGCGGGCTTCGGCTTCGCCTGTAAGTCGCCTGTAGGCCTGATAAGCCTCGCCCTTGAGGTCCAACGTATCCTTTTGCGCTAACGGCACCAGTTTTTGCCGTTCTTGCAACAGCTCTTGGTAGCGCGGCGTTCCGCTGGCCGAACGCAACTCTTCATTGATGCTGGTGATGCGATCCCAAGCCTTTTGCTTGGCTTGCATGCTCTCGCGCATGAAATCGTCCATGCTCCCGCCTCTTGCAAACCCCTCCCGCTGCTGGATGGCATGCTGGAGCTCGTGAAGCATGGTGGACTTGCCGTCGTTCCATGACGATGGCTTACTGGCCAGCACAACTTGCTCGCCCTGCATTTCGTTGCCGCGCAGGTATTGGCCCCTTGTGCCGCCGCCAAGGTCGCCGTCTATGCGGGTGTGCAGCTTGTAAACGTCGGGGTAAGCGGCGCCAAGATCTCCGTGCTTCAAGTACGAGGATGCTGGGCCATATGCACGGTCGCGCATGGCGCCAAACATCGCATCTAACCCACCTCTGTCGGCTGACAGTTGGAGCGCTTTGGCTTTGTCGCCAGACAGCGCAGCGTCCACAATTTCTCCGCCGGTGCGCGAATACTCATCGACGAGCTGCATCTTGGTCATGCCGGCATAGGGGCGCATTGACAGCGCGGTCACATGGTTGCCGTCGCCCACCACCGCGTTTTGCATGGCGTTTTGAAACGCCTCTTTCGGGGTGAAGTTGTAGTCCCGCAGCTTTGCCGCGCTGTCGTCAATTTCCTGCCGCCACTTGCCATCCGGCCCGCGCAGGTTTCCCGTTTCGCGCCAGATCTCGCGCGCATCCTTGCCGGCCTTTTCCATCTGCAGCGCCTTGGCGTTGCTGGCCTTGTCCCAGGTCTTGGCCAGGGCGCCAATGAACATGGCCGCCTCGGGCACCACCTTGGCTGCCGCCTTGAACGCCCCCACAGGCGCGTTGATGCCGGGCGCGTTGCCCAGGGCGGCCGCGTTGCGGTAAGCCTCCATGCCCAAGTTGTCAGCGTACTCAGGCGCATCAAGCCCCAGCAGGCCACGCACGCCGCCACCTACCAACTGGCGCGCCGGGTTGCCCACCTTGCGCATGTAGGCCTCGGCAATCGTGTCCAACAGTCCAGCCATCACCCCTCCAACAATGCCGCCTCAGCGGCTCGACGTTTGACCAATCCCGGCAGCACCCGGCCGCCACCGCGCACCCACTTCATCAGCTCCGCGCGCGCCCCAGGCACGTCGTCGGCGTCCATGCGCTTGCGCAGCGTGCTGCCGCGGTAGCGCCCCACGCCCAGGTTGTAGGCAAAGTCGGTCATGGCCGCCAACGCCCGGGGGTGCGCCAGCAGGCTTGGCGACGCCTTCAAAACGCCCGGCAGGTAGGTCGCCCGCAGCTCGTGCAGCAGCCACTCCTCGGCGGTCTCTTTGCTGATGGCGGGGTCGTCCATGGAGACCTGGCGGCCATCCGGGCGCCAGACGGTGCCGTAGCCTTGCGTGGGGTAGCCGGCCGGGCAGATGTAGGGCTGAAGCCTCAAGCCCTCAAAGGGCCGGCACAGCGCCGCCGCCAGCTCCACGGCTTTATCGACTGCGCTCGTAGACACGGCCGACGAACCAAAAGCTGATGATCATGTTGAACACGGCCAGGTCGTCGCTGCCCCACATGGAGGTCAGCACGTCCTTCCAGTTGCCGCCCTGCTCGATGGCCATCAGGTAGGCCGCCACTTTCACGGCAGCGTACAGAGCCAGGAACAAATAGGTCACCGTGGGCCGCACCAGCGCCGAGATGGCGGAGACGAACCAGCCGGCATTCTTGGCCGTCTCAGACTGCTCCCTGAACGCCTGCGTCATGGCGTCAAGCTCGGCGGTCTGCAGCTGCACATCCGCCTGGCGCATGGCGATTTCGCCGCGCACCTTGGCGAACTCCATCTCAGCCTCGACCATGCGCAGCTCGTGCGCGCGCTCGTTCTTCTTGTCGAAGATCTTGAAGACCTCGGGCGCCAGGCGCAGCAGGCCGCCAAATACGCCGCCAAGCAAGGTTTCCAGCATGTCCTACTTTCCAAGGAACTTGGAGCCAAACTGCACCAGCGTGAACAGCAGCACCGCCGCCGCCCACACGCCGATGCCGCGGTTGATCCACTGCTCCACCTTGCGGTCGGTCTTGTGGATCATCGTGTCGTGCACGGCAATGGAGGCTTCGCACTTGCCGATGCGTTCGCCTTGCGAGGACTGGCGTTCCTCAATCAGAATGAGCCGCTGGATGGCGTCGGTCAGCTTGTCCACTTTGGACTCAAGGCGGCGGAAGTCGTCGTCGGTCATGGCGTAAAAAAGCCCGCGGCAAGCGGGCTGGGAGTGGTGGATGGACGGTGAAGACTTGAGGCGGGCGCTGGCAGCTCCGCTGGGCGTCGTGTTCTGGACGTTTGTGCTGGCCCTATGGGCCCGGCGCAAGAAGTCCTCCAGCACTGACGCCCGTGATGCCCAGAAGGCCGTTCAAAGCGGCTATCTCCTCGGGAGTAAGGTTCGCGCGCTTTGGGACTTGTGTGTTCAGCGCCGCCGTCGCGTCTAGGGACTGCCGGCCCGCCTTGGTGATCGCCCCCAGCAGCGGAAGCTGCCCGCCTGCAGCCGTGCCGGCCATGCCAAGCCGAGCCATGCCTCCCAGCAGCACGCCGCCGGGGTTGCCGCCGCGGGCCACCGTGCCCCAAGCGGGTTCGGTGTTGGCGTAGGCGGTGATCCGTGTCAGCCGGTTCAGCTCGTCAATCTCGGCCGGGCTGAAAAACACCTTCAGCTTGTCCGTGCCGATGTTCCTCATGGCTGACTGCAGCCCCGCTGGCTGCGCCAGCTTGTCGCCGGTAGCGTTCTCTCTGAACGCCCCTCTGTAGATCACCTGGGCAATCTGACGCTTGGCTTCAGCCAGGTCGTCGGCCGGCAATAGATCCGCCAGCTTGCGCAGATCCTTGACTTTGCCGTCAATGATGAAGCGCTTGACAAAATCGTCCGCGCTCACCTTGCCGTCTACCACCGCCTTGAGGGCCGGTGCTGCGTCCATGAGGCCAAATCGCTCAGCGGCCAGCTTGCGCGCCGGGGCAAACGGGTCACCCTCGCCGCCGCCCTCCAAAATCGCCCGCTTGACTGCGCCGTGCAGAGAACTCAGGCCGGCGTTGTTAGAGCCTTTGAGGTGGGAGTTGATCTGCTTGAGCAGCTTGTCCGCCTCTTCGTAGTTGAAGATGCGCCGCTGGGTCATGTCGTCACCCACCACGCCGAGCTTCTGCAACCTGGTGTACACCGCGCTGGGGATGGCGTTCGCCTCTGCGCCGACGCCAAAGTCGTCCACTACTTGCTGGACGTCGTAGGCCAAGCCCTTTGTGGGCACCGTCCAATCCTTGCCAGACGACGCGCGTGCGTTCTTGTAGGCCCGGGTGACGGCCGAGCTGAGGTCGTCGTCCAACTTGGTCAGGCTGGCCACAAACTGCTCGCCAACCGGGAATGCCTCACGCGCAGCAGGTCCTCCAAACTTGCCAAGGTCGGCCGTGATGCGCTGGTTTTGGGCCTGCAGCACTTTCGCAACGGGCTCACCGACGCCTTCAATCCCGCGCAGGTTCATGTCGCGGGAATACTGAGCTGGGTCGCGCGTAATCTGCCCACGCAGCGCTGGTACGCCCTGTGCCTCGAAGTCCATCTTGCGCAGCGCCGCAGCGGGGTCCAGGCGCTGCCCTTGCTTGAAGGAGTCAAGCACCTGCTGGCGCAGGCTGGCCAGGGTGTCCCGCGGCACCGATTGAACATCCATGCCCATGTCGCGCAGCACTTGCTGGATGGCGGCGTCGGTTTCCAGTGAGGCCCGCGCGCCCAGCACCTGCGGGTCGCTCATGCGGGCCTGCAGCGCCTTGATCTTTGGCGCCACCAAGTCGGCCACCTTGCCCACCAGCGGGGTGGCCACAGCGCCACCCACCGCGCCGGCTGCGCCTTGGCCGAGCTTTTGCATGCCGAAGGAAACGTCCCCCGCTTCGGTCACGGGCGTAGCCAGCACGCCCCCAGCCGCTCCACCTACCGCGCCTTGGAATGCGCGCCCAATGGTGGTGGCCGCGCCTGATGGCGTGACCCGCGCCAGCGCCAGCGTGGCGGGGTTGGCGACGTTACCAAACAAGCGTGCCCCGTCGAAGCCGGTCTGCCCGTCTTTCCAACGCGCGGCTTGGTACTGCTTTTCCGACGCATTGATGTCCTCGTCCACCTTTGTGGCTTCGGCGTCCAGGAATTGGCTCACGCGGTTGGGGAACAACCCAAACCCAGAGGCCAGTGTGGACAAGCCCCGCGGCAACAACTGCGCCCCCGAGTCAAACGGGTCTTTCAGGCCCTTGAGCGTGCGGCCCACACCAGACGCCAAAAAGCGCTCGCTGACTGAGGCTTTCTCAGGCGCACCTGTGACCTGCATTTGGGCCAGCCGGATGACTTCGCTGTTGGGCGTGCCCTCGGGGGCCCGCACCTTGTATACGCGCCCGTCCGGGCCTTCAACTTCAAAGTCTTTCATTACCTGACCTTCCAGCCTTTGGGCGCTCCCACCACCGGGTTTTCGGCGATGTACTGGGCCGCCATGTCCAAGAAGTCGTTGTCAATCGAGCCGTTCTTGCGCGCGTATTCCCGCGCCATCTTGGCAATCTGAATGTCGCGGTTGGCCGCCGCTTTCATGGTGGCCGTGATCTGCTTGCGGCCTTCGGCGGTCTTCGACAGGTCAGGCACCTGGAGCAGGAAGTTCTCAAAGTCCTTATCCGTCATCGGGCCCGTGCCTGGCTGGCGGAAGCTGCCAGCAATCTCTCGCGCCAGAGCCTGGGCGGCCTCCTTGTTGCCGAGCTTTGGGTCCAGCTTGATGCCGATGGCGTTGGCCGCGCTGGCAATGTCCAGGCCCGTGGGGGCGAGCTTGCCGCCGTCCACGCCATCCAGCAAGGACTCCATGCGCTCCAGTTTGCGGATCTGAGCGGGCGCGGCAAACGCCACCTTGTTAATGCCGCTCATCATGTCGCTGAACTCTTTGCCTTGGTTCGTGCTGTAAGAGTTCTCAAAGCGCTGGCCGTTGTCGATCCTTGTGGCCCCGGCTGCGGCAACTTCCTTCTTGGCTCCGATCAGCGGCTTGTTGGGCACCAGTTGGCCGCCAGGGCCGGGCACCAGCAAGTCGGCCACCGGGTTGCTCTGGCGCGGAAGCACAGTGCCGGGCGCAGTGGCAAACGGGTCCACCGCCCGGCCGTCCACAAACTCGACCCTGGTGCGCGGCACCAAGTCGGAGTAGTTGTTGGTGGCCGCAAACTTGCGCACCGACTCTGGCGTGAAGTCCTTGGGGTCCACCTTGCCAAACGGGTTCTCGGCCTTGGCAGGCATGAGCGCCTGGATCTCCTGCAGCCCCAAGCCGGCCCGCATGGCCTGCGGGATGCTCACCGGCATGGCCGGGCCTGCGTTGGAGTCAATGCTGTCCAGGTACGAGCCGCGGGCTTGCTTGGCGGCGGCGGCTTCTTCACGCGCCCGTGCCGCATCGGCCATTCGGCCCTCTAGCTCGCGCAGCTGCAGCGCCCGCTGCGCCATGATGGCCCGGCGCTCCTCCTCCTCTTGCTGCGCCTTCTTGGCCGCGCCCAGGGTCGCGCCGTAGGCGTTCAGGCCGCCGGCCAGGCGCTGCATGGTGTTGCCCTGCCCACCCAGCAGGCCGCCCGCGAGCTGCAGCGCGGCCATCGTCTTGGGGTCGTCCCAGCTGGTGCCCAGAATGTCCAACAGTCCCATGCTTACCTCCGGAAGGGGTTGCCCGCCACGCCGCCGCCCAGCAGGCCCTGGCCGACGTTCATCATGTTGGTGTAGCCCTGCGCGTAGGCCGGGTTGAGCAGGTAGTTCTTCTGCATGTCGATGCCTTGGCGCTGCAGATCATTCAGCCCGCCGGTGGCCATCTGGTCGTTGAACAGCTTGGTGGCCGAGCCCAGCAGGCCGCCCGTGCCGTCAGGCCCGTAGACGTAGTTGGCTAGGCGCGGGTCCATGTCCTTGGTGGTGGTGGCCGTGGTGTCCTTGCCCCCGGAGGTGCCGCCCAGCACTGCGCCGGCGATGGGCAGGGCGTACTTGAGCAGGCTGCCCGCGGCAGAACCCACCGAGCCTGCGCCGCCGGCCGACATGGCTGATCCAATGGCCGAGTTCAAAGAGCCGCCAGCAGTCATTCCTCCAGCTGTCGCCCCGGTCACCGCACCGTCAGACATGGCCGAGGCAATAGTTGCGTCCATAGAACTTGGGGCTGGGCCTAGCAGCCCCCCCGAGCCGAACATGCTGGGCTGGCCCAGAGCCGCGCCAATGCCGTTGGCGCCCACCGCAAACGCGGCCAGTTTGGCCAGGTCTTTTAGTCCGTACTTGTCAGCCCCGGCGTCGTGCACGTTGCTGCGCAGCAGGTTGCCGCTCATGTCCACCACGTCGGTGCGGTAGGTGGTGCCACCCAGTGGGGTGCTGACGGTGTAGCCGGCTTGGTAGGGCGATCCCAGGTCCTGCTCAGACGTCCCCGTCATCTCCATGTACGGCGAAACCTCAAGCCCGTTGATGCGCGCCATCATCGGGTTGCCG